CGCAATTTCACCCCAAAATATATCTTTATAGTATTCTTGATATATTTTATCGATACTCGAAATAACTTCATTGTCGGTTCTTTTACAATACTGTCCTTCATTAAAAATATTAGTATACTTAATGAATAAATCTTCCTTTTCCTTGAATCCTCTAAGATAATCAACTGCATCACGCAATTGTCCTTTCCATAAATATGACTTAAATTTTAGTTCGTTAAACATATTTATATTCTCCTTTTTCTTTATTATTTAAAATTTTTAAAATGTATAAATATCAAGAATCTTTCCACAATTATGACTTCAATCTATTCAAGCTGGTCCTCTGCTTCTTCTCAATTATATAGAAAACTCGAATTTTTCAAACATTTAAATGCTTTTAATTGAATCAGATATGTAATTAGTCATACCCCTTGAACGGTCCATATTGCTCAAGCTGTAATTTCTCATTACTCATTTATCTCATTGATTTGATACATCTTTTATAACTTTAGTATCTCCTTGAAAATTGCGCATTATAAATAATTATTTCACGATTATTTATAATGCGCAATAGCACATAGCTCAATATAATGATATCATACTAAATTAGCAAATGACATTCCATTATTTACACAGATTTCAAACAGAGCCTGAAAATAGACCATAAGGTCTTCTGTAACGAGGAAAAGAGCTATGCAGACCTATTCCATCATGCGTTTTTATTTTGTTGTTAATTGTATTTCTTCATCAAAATTTCAAGCGCTACTTTTGCATTAGCATCGATGGGTTCAATGTCCCAGCCTCTGTCAAAGTTTGCAATGACCTGTCCATTGCGCTTTAGCATCAGTTTTGAAATCCTACCTTCATCAATACCGTAAGGTGAACCTATGTCAAAGCTTTTGATCCAGTACTGAATGGTTCTGTTTTTGACTTCGGTTTCACCTTTTCTCCACATGGTCTAACCCCCTTAAATCCTAACCAAGATCGCCGGTAGGGTATGTTTTTCTTCGGTTTCCCAATCGGTGTTCCTTGACTTAACCTTTGTGAGTCCGTCTACCTTACAGCCTAATTTCTCAAACTCTGCCAGGGTTACAATAAGTCCTGAGAAGGTGCTGGATATTGTGATGTAGGTGATGCCGAATGCTCTACAGGATTCAATTATCGGTTCAATATCGTAGTCCCAAATGACCTCAGAAAAGTCGATGGTGTCATTTTCCGCTTCTTTGCTTCTTTCGTAAGCCCAGTACATGGTGCTGTTGATTCCTGACTCTTTAAAAGTAGCTCCGCTTGATTTTGCTTCTTCAAAGACCTTGATTTCTTTCATGTTCTTATCCTCCATTTAGTGTAGTTTTATTTTGGTACTACATATATCACTCTAAACGAGAATAATAGCAAGTCATTTCTGTAGTAATAAAACAGGTTTTTCAGTCTGCCAATTAATCTTCAATCGCACAGTACCGCAGGTAATCGTAGCCTTCGGGATTCGTAAGAATCTTTTCTCCTGTGTCTTTGTTTATGACACGTATGCATCGCAACTCACCCTTTTCGTTTGTTCCACCGTCTGACTTTCTGATCCATGGCTGATCCTCAAGAAAATCGCTGGTGAGCTTTTCAAACTCCGAATCACTTAGTTCCACTTCCCGGATGACCGTATATTCAGAACCGATGACGCCATCTTTTTTCGCTTCCTCAGTTGCCTCGCGTAGTTCCTTGATGTTATAAAATTTTCTTCCAAATAGTGCCTTCATAAATAACGCCTCCTCGCGTAGTTATTCATTAATCACCGTACAGGAATCAATACCAAAAACCACATTCAAGCTGCTTCCGTTGTCCCACCGAACCATAATGGAGCCGGTGTCATCGACGCCCCAAACGGTGCCTTTTGTGCCCTCCGGCGGCGCCTGCACATCATCCATCCGAAGAAGCTGAACTCGGGCACCAGCGGGGTACTGTTTGCGCAGGTGGGCTAGTCTTTCTTTACTGATCAGCTTCATCAGGAGCACCTCCTTTAAAAGCACTGCTGCCTGAAAGATCTCTAAGAAGAATCTTTCTGTGGGCTTTGAATTCTTCACCGATGAACCCGAGGCGGAGAAGGAAGCATCGGAATGCGTATTTCTCATTATCGACTTCTTTCTCTTTTACGGTGATTCGCTTTTGATTCTGTGCCATTTCACAAAGCCTCGTGATGAATAGGGAGTAGGCTTTTATCTCATCCGGGCTAGGAAGCTTTGAAAACCAAGGGAAACTTATGCGGTCTTTAACGATCTCAATGGGAAGTTCATCAACTCCCAATGCCTTTTTGATAAGATTTCCTTTTGCTTCTACCAGCTTGGTCAGGTTCTCAAAAGCTTCATCAGAAAGGGAGGCTTTTGGTATCTGGATGATCAGTGCAGTTTCATCGGGCGAGGTTTCAACAAAATCTGCTTCGCTGGCTTCAGCTTCAAATCCCGCGTCTAGAAGCTTTTCCATAATCCTCTTTATGTCGCTTTTTTCTACTTCGCTGTCCATGTTAAGTTCACCTTGTTTCCCAATGGTGAAAGGACCGACCTGGTATGCGAAGGATGGAACTCCAAGGTATTTCGAGGGTGCTTCTGTGATTTCGCTGATAAGCTTTACCAGTCTTTTGCGTTCACTACCGGTTACTTTGTAATTGATTTTCATGGTATAGTCCTCCTTGTTTTTTTGTTACTACATATATCACTCTACGTGATGTAAATAGCAAGTCTATCTTTCGATAGTTATGTTAATTTTTCAGGAAGGTCTTTATACCTATATTCTTTGTCGTCTCGAAGAAGATAAACTTCCGCGGCAGTCTCTGCTGCTGTAATGTAGCGCTCAACAATAACATCACAATATTTTTCATCCAGTTCAATGGTGTTACAGATACGCTGGGTCTGTTCACAGGCAATAAGGGTACTGCCCGATCCACCAAAAGGATCTAGCACAATGCAATTGCTGAGGCTAGAGTTTAGAATTGGATGCGCTACCAAAGCTACTGGCTTCATTGTTGGGTGAGAGCCGTTTTTCTTTGGTTTCTCAAATTCCCAGATGGTAGTCTGTTTTCGATCAGCATACCAGTTGTGTTTACCTTTTTTCTTCCAACCAAAGAGCACAGGTTCATGCTGCCATTGATAAGGGGATCTACCAAGAACAAGGGACTGCTTTTTCCAGATACAGGTACCCGAGAGATAGAACCCTGCATCGGAAAATGCTTTTCTGAAATTAAGCCCTTCAGTATCGGCGTGGAATATATAAATAGAGGAGTCCTTTGTCATCACTGCTTCAGTATTTGAAAAGGCAGCCAGCAGAAACTCGTAGAATGCTGAATCTCCCATGTTGTCGTTCTTGATTTTTCCAGCGGCGCCTTCATAGTTTACATTGTAAGGCGGATCGGTCACTACCAGATTTGCCAGCTTCCCATCCATCAGAAGAGTGAATGTTTCAGCCTTGGTGGAGTCACCGCAGACAAGCCTGTGGGGTCCAAGTCTCCAGACATCGCCGAGTTTAGTTGTGGCGGGTTTCTCCAGCTCCGCATCGACATCAAATTCGTCATCATGAATGCCGTCTTTCAGAGAATCTTTAAACAGCTCGTCCAGTTCAGATGGATCAAAGCCGGTGAGAGAAACATCAAAATCCGCACCCTGCAGATCCGATATGAGCAGTGCCAGTTTATCCTTATCCCAATCACCACTGATTTTATTGAGTGCAATGTTCAGAGCCTTTTCTTTTTCTTCATCCAATTCAATGACTACACACTCAACTTCAGTCATCCCCAAATCCAGGAGAACTTTAAGTCGCTGGTGGCCTCCAACAACCTTTCCTGTGGTTTTGTTCCAGATAACTGGTTCAACATAGCCGAACTGCTCAATGGATCTTTTCAGTTTGTCGTATTCAGGATCACCGGGTTTCAAGTCCTTACGAGGATTATAATCAGCGGGGAGTAAAAGTTTAGTTTTCAGTTTTTCGATCTTCAAATTTTTCCGCCGCCTTTCTTAAGTTGAGATTGAAATCCACGTTCTCCCAGGGAAAGAGACTCGAATTGAAATGGCCGTAGGTTGCTGTGTCAGAATAGATCGCATTTCTTAGATGAAGTTTTTCTATGATGGCTGCCGGGCGTAAGTTGAAAACCTCTTTGACGATTTCAACCAGGGATTCATCACTGACAATGCCTGTGCCAAAGGATGTCACATTAACCGCTACCGGGTTTGCTTTACCTATTGCATAAGAAAGAGCGACCTCACATTTCTCCGCAAGCCCGCTCCAAACAATATTCTTTGCAATGTATCTGGACATATAGGCACCGCTTCGATCGACTTTTGTCGGATCCTTACCGCAGAGCGCACCGCCTCCATGGGAAGCCAGACCTCCGTAAGTATCCACCATGATCTTTCTGCCGGTAAGACCGGTGTCAGCAGCAGGCCCACCTTCGACGAATCTGCCTGAAGGGTTGATGAGGATTTCTGTTTTCTCATCTAAAGGAAAGTCCTCGAAACACTGCCAGAGCACATTATTTAAGATATCTGACTTCAGCTGTTCCTGGGTTTTATCTTTATCATGCTGCACTGAGACCACAATAGTTTTAACCCGGATGGGTTTATCCCCGTCATACTCAAGAGTGACCTGTGCTTTCCCATCTGGCAGGATGCCCTTGATGATTTTACCTTTTCGGTATTCATCGATTCGCTTCACAATCCTGTGTGAGAGTAGTAGTGGTAGCGGAAGCAGTTCACGGGTTTCATTTGTAGCATATCCATATACGGTTCCCTGATCACCAGCACCGGTGGATCCGTATGGGTCGATGATTCCATTTCTTGCTTCTAGGGCAGTATCTACACCAGCGGAAATATCAGCGCTCTGAAGATGTACAAACACAAATACAGTGAATTTCAAAGGACTGTATCCCACCTCACGAAGTACTTTTCTGACGATAAGACGGATGTTTATTTTTTCGCTGCAGGTGATTTCGCCCGCCACGATAATCTTACCTTTTGTTGCCATGACCTCGCAGGCAACGCGTGAAGCTTTGTCTTTACGAAGGCATGCATCCAGAACACTATCTGCAATCAGATCACATAGCTTATCAGGATGTCCCTCGCAGACACTTTCTGCGGTTCTGTAGTTTTTACTCATATCACTATCTCCAATCTATTTTTATTTGCCCTTACGAGCAGAAAGTAATCTTTCCATTACATCATCCTGCGGATTTGATCCTTTGTAATCGCCAGTACAGTTTTCTTTTACTATCTGGAATATTTCAAACCACAGACGATTGGTCTGGTTCATGTAGTTCTGGCCCATTGATACATAAGGACTTTGAATGGCGTTACCGGTGGTAGGGTGCTTTGCGAGAAATCCATATTCTGTTATAGCTTCTTCACACTGAATCCAACGGGCAATGCTCATTGCATATCGTTCCAAGAGCTGTGGGGATACCAGGGCTGCACAACCGCGGTTATTAATCCACTGCCATGTCGCTTTGAAGACTTCACCAGCCACCAGAGCCTTTCCATCTTTTTGTATAGCTTCTAGCATCTTGTTTGGCTCAGGCATTTCTTCACCTTGTAGATCTGCAGTATCAGAAAACTCCATAACCGTCAGTTTTCTGCCGCCTGGATTACCTTCGGCGATTTTGTCAGCCAGAGGTTTCTTTTTTGCGCCTGCACCAACCCTAGCACCACCTCTGTTTGTGCCGTCTTTTGCCAATGATCACACCTCCTTTTATAGGTAAGGCCTATACCCTTGTTTGAATCTGCGTTTTTTAACACGTGGCCCCACCCCGCTGTCCGGTATGAAAAGTTGTAGAGATTTCACCTCCCCCACCGGTCGCCACTCTCAACTGTAATTCTTGAGTGACATGATTTACATAGGGCCATCAGATTGCTTGTTTCGTTGCCTCCGCCTCTAGTGAGAGGGAGGATGTGGTGCACTTCTTCAGCAGCGGTTACTCGTCCGCCCTTCTCGCACTCCTCACACAGTGGGTGAGCTTTGATGTAGCGATCTCGGATGCGCTTCCAGGACCTGCCGTACCGTTTATTTGTTGCCGGGTCTCTTTGGTGCTGGTTGTACCGCTTCGTGATCACCTTCTTATGCTCGCCGCAGTATTGCTCGCTTTCTGAAAGCCTGCCGCAGCCTGGGTATGCACAGGGGCGTTTGGGTTTGTATGGCATGGGTTCACCTCTCTTTCAGGGCATAAGAAAAGCCCTCGTGGGGTGTTCCCATGAAGGCTCGTGTTAAATTCTATTTCTCTAATTATACAATAATACAAATCCGATAGTGGTATCTTGTTGCAAAGTGTTGCAGCATGTGCAAACTATACTTTGATGGGATCTATAGGAAGAATCACATGGTTAATGGCTGCATTATGCCACCTGTAGACCGTTGTTCTATCAGCATTAAGTTCATCACCGATTTGTTCCCAGGTTAAGTTATGGACGTACCGATAGCGTAATACCATGCGTTCATCCGTGTCAGCAACCTCATTTATGACGCATCTTATCTGTTCTTTGAGTGCTACAAGATTATCCACTTCCCCATTTATCCTTCTTTCCAAGTCCATGATCCGCTCCAGACACCTTACAAATTTAGCATCAGAATTTCGTGAGGTTTGAACTTTCTCATCCCAGCTTGGTGATGAAACGCTCGTTGCCATTTCTTTAAGAGACTCCATCTCTTCGATGTCAGATTGAATTCTTTTATCAAGCCTATACGCCTGGTGTAAATATTCTTTTACTTTCATATTTCTCTTACCTCCGATCGTATTTTTTTGAGTAGGTAGTCTCCATCAACAGAGGTAAGTTCTCCATACCAATCAGAGTGGAAGAACCTCTCCACCTCAGCTTTTGTAAATTTCGCTGGTTCATAATATGGACGTTTCTTTAGTTTTGTTAGTGCTTTTCTATAATCCTTGGCGGCTATTAAAACTATAGCATTAGCAAGTTGCTCGTAAGGGTCGATCATTGCTTCACCTCCAATTTAGCTTTTACTGCATCAATTAAGGATGCCTGTGATTTTTCTTTTCTTGTAAGTGCTGTCATAACATCTTCATCAATAGTGCCCTTTGAAATGATGTGGTGGATCACAACCGTCTCATTTTGACCTTGCCTATAAAGACGGGCATTGGTTTGCTGATAGAGCTCCAAAGACCAGGTAAGCCCAAACCATATAAGGGTGGAACCGCCGCTTTGAAGATTAAGGCCATGACCTGCACTCGCAGGATGAATAACAGCTAAAGGAATATTCCCATCATTCCAATCCTCAATATCTTTAGGTGTCTTTATCTGCCTTGCTGAAAATCTCTTCTTGATACGTTCCAGATCATGCTTGTACCAATAGGCTACAAGCACCGGTTTCTCATTTGCCCCTTCGATCAGGTCCTCCAGAGCATCAAGTTTTCTATCGTGGATGGAATGTGCCTTGTTTTTGTCGTCATAGACTGCACCATTGGCCATCTGCAGGAGTTTGCCGGAAAGCACTGCTGCATTTGCTGCATCGATCTCCTTTTCACCTAAACTTGCTACCATCTCATCTCGGAATTTAGAATAAATGCTCCACTCCTTTTCGCTCAGATATACAGGCATTTCGTTAATGATGCATTCAGGCATTTTAAGATAATCCGAAGATTTCATGGAAATTGTAATATCTGATATTTGGCTATAGATTTTTTCTTCAGCACCCGGCTGGAGTTTATATGAAAAGATAATCTCAGCATTGCGCTTATCTGGGAAAAAATAGGCACTTCGGTAGTGGGTTATGTATCTTCCAAGCCTCTGGCCTAAATCAAGAACTCGAAACTCAGCCCATAGATCCATAAGTCCGTTACTTGAGGGTGTACCTGTTAGACCTACAATTCTTTTCAAGGTTGGCCTTACTTTCAGAAGGCTTTTAAAGCGCTTTGCACCATAGGACTTAAATGAAGATAACTCATCAACGACAACCATATCAAAGTCAAAAGGTATACCACTTCTGTTTATAAGCCAGTCTACATTTTCACGGTTGATGATATAAAGGGTGGTCCTTTTCATAAGGGCATTTATCCTATCTTTTTCAGTTCCTACCGCCACAGAATAGGATAAACCTTTAAGATGATCCCACTTTTTTATTTCTGCAGGCCAGGTTTGGGCTGCGACTCTTAGTGGGGCTATAATCAATACTTTTCTGATTTCAAATCGATCAAGGCATAGTTCAAATAGTGCTGTAAGGGTGATGGATGTCTTTCCTAACCTAAGCCCATATCAAGAAATATTGCAGATATTGGCTTGCTAACTATAAAATCGATCGCATACTGCTGATATTCATGTGGTATGAACTTCACTTGGCATCACCTCCCATCTCTTTTAACACTTCATCTATCTGCTCTACACCATCAATGCAGTAAACCAAAAACCCTAACGCTTCCAGTTGACTTTTTCGCCTTACTTGTAGTGGACGCATCATTTTGCCTGGTGCCTTTAATTCAGCAAATGCCATTCTTCCCATCGGGAGTAGTACTATACGATCTGGCACTCCATCAAATCCAGGACTTACAAACTTTGGTGCGATGCCTCCCATTTCTTTCACTGCTTTTATCAGTTTTTGCTCTATATATTTTTCAGTCACTTTTTACCTCCCATCTGACACAAGAACACAACTATCACAACTTTCCCCTATATATACTTACGTGCGTATACGTGCCCAGGTATTTACTATCTGCTTTTAAGAAAAACCATTTTTAATATAAGGGAAAAAGTTGTGTTGTGTCGCATTCTTGTGTTCCCTATTCGCCATAATGATAAAGTCGCTGCCTACCATAAATCGGCAAACGCTTAATAATACTGGTTCGTTCCCAACTAGGAATTTGAGCCATAAGTGCTGCGATCTGATAACTATCAGTGGTCTTTAACTCCGGAAGATTACGATTGAAGCACTCACACCAAATTTCTGCATTGCTTACAGAGGTTCGGGCAATAGTCCCAGTATGTTTGACTCCACCAAATTCGCTGCCGCTTAGGTAATTTCTACGGGCAAATAAATCCATACTGTCCCAATCATCTGGAAGTAGTGTATTCAGGTATTCTTCGACCATACCAACACGTTCATCGGCCTCCATGGCACCTTTCTGCGCCTTTTCAGCCTCTTCTAAAACATCACCCTCGAGATATAGTTTTTCGCTGGAGTTCCATATTGCTTTTGCTTCGGCCCAGAACTGCTGTCTGTATTGCTCCGTGAAATTCCAGGTCTTCTTCTGTTTTTTCTGATGTACCTTGATAATCCAAAAGCGGCGGTTCCCCGTTATGTCACGCAAATATCCACGCTCTCCGTTAACCGTTGCAATGACAATGCACTGTCTGGGATGGCTTTCCACAACTCTGCCATAAGACGGACGGTACTTATCATCCGAAGTAGAGAGGAATGCTTTCACTTTTTCAATGTCGGCTTTCTTCATTCCAGCAAGTTCCCCGATTTCAACCACCCAAAACCCCTGCAGTTTTTCAGCACCCGACTTGTCGTCCATATCGGTGAGGGATAGAGTTTCAGAATAGTACTCTGCTGTTACAAGGTCTTTAACAATCGTGCTTTTGCCAATACCCTGATCACCATCAATCACAGGAACGCAGTCAAACTTTATTCCAGGAACATATATCCGCGCAACAGCCGCTGCGAAAGTCTTTCTAGTCACCGTGCGTATATACTCGGTGTCCTCGGCTTGAAGATTCTTGATTAAAACATCTTCCACACGCTTAACTCCGTCCCATGCAGGAAGAGAATCAAGATAATCTCTTATAGGATGGAATCTCCTATCATCAGCAACCTTGGTAAATGCAACATCGTGATTTCTGCTTGAGAACGGAAGGTAGCGAATATCCATAATAGACTTAAGCTGGGCCGTGTCGGCATCTCTCCAAAATACGTTACACTCCGGTCTTTCCCAGTGAAGTGGACCTGTAACCTGAATACGGTTCGACAGCTCGTTAAATGCAAAATTTTCAAAATCCGGATCATGATTGAGGATAAGATTTAAGTTGTAAACACTGTTTTCAAGTAAACTAGACCTTGGCTGATACTTCAGTTTTTCTTTCCAGCTGTCACCAACATCTGTGAAATCCGCTTCAGCTTCTGCAAGTTTTTCATTAGTTGCAGAAACTTTCACCGCATCGACCTTCATGGCAAAATCACACATATTCTTGAAGGACTTCTTATCATCGTCCTCACCAAACTTATGGATACGGACAATGTCAAAGGCATTGCATAATCTAAGGTATGCCGGGTCCTTGGCATGATGGCTGTAGACGAACTTGCCACCCTCTTTGATTTCAACACCGGCCATACTGCTTGATTCGATAAAATGGTATCGGTCCTCATTTTCTGTTGGCTCGTAGACGTCTGACAAAAACGCATCGATTGCTTTTGTGACGGGAAAGTAAACCCTATTAAAAATCCCCACAACACCGTCCTTTTCAAGAGGGGCTTGTACCTTCTGATGTGCTACCGTATTCGCCTTGCTCTCCCTAGATGAAGTTGGAAGTCTTGTAGGATCTGTCCATTCGGGATGAGCCTTTAAGATTTCATCCGGGTCGAGCCAATTCTTGTCAACTTCCTTATAAACAAAATCTCCGTTCGATGGAGTACTTGGCCAGTACATAAGCTGATTTGGCAGATACGAGCATTCATCGAAATAATCAATGCCAAGCATATGTGCAAGGTATCTCGAAACTGCTACAAACTCCTCCGAGGTGACATCTCTCGCAAGAGGCAAGATAATACGTACTCTGGGATTTTCATCGGTACTGCTATGGGTTGAATAAAGGACAGAAGTATACTGGGCATTCGATTCGTAGTTTTCAAGAAAATCTTTATCAATTCTGTCACCATCTAAAGCAATCATGGAGCGCAGCTCAACAGTATCAATTTTCCTGCGATCACCTTTTAACACGCCTGCAACAAAACCACCATGATCTTTTGCATCATCCTTTTGAGCTTTGCTAAACTTGGCATATTCTTCAGCTGATTCTGTTGTTCGGATTGTGGTCTTCAATCTATCTTTAAGCTGATTAAATGTGATTTCCTTGTTGACCCACTTCTTTGCCTGTCGGCTGTTCCCATAGGCAATGGCTAGTTTTCTCAACTTAATAACCTCCTTTCATACGAGGTCTTTCTCCATGTTCAAATCTCGACTGTCTTGCAGCACGGTAGGCTTTCTCTGTTGCTCTAGAATCCATATCACAAAGATAGGTGCTGTCATCACCGAACAGCTCAAATTTGCCTTTATAATTTATCCCAGGATATGCAGCAAAGTAATCTCCATCGATGGTTTCGAAGTTGTACTTATTAGGCCAATTACCGTTGTCATCATAAGCTTCACTTTCAATGCACCATAGGATTTCGTTAATATCTGCACCACTTGGAATATTTCCAACCACTAGGATTGCTGTCTTGGACTTTCCGTTAGCATCAGGATCGTCTTTTCCCATCTCGTAGAAACGGTTAATTTTCTCGGCATCAGCATCGGTCATCTGACCCTTGACCTCAACATAAAGATCTCCTCCATCTCTACCATCCACACCATGAAGAAGGAAATCCGGAAGATACATCAGACCATTTCCAAGATCATAGCCTTCAGGTTCATATTCGTAATCAACGCCACAAAAATCGAAGAATACTGCCCAGCGGGCTTCAAGCCTTGATCGAAAGAGGTAACCTTTGTATTCGCTCTGTATTGCTTTTATTTTTCTCATAAAGAGTCCTCCTCAAAATCTTTATTGAAATATCTGATCGGCTGTCTGCGTATCTTTGCTTTTTCAATTTCAACACCCATACCTCTTGAAATGACATCACCGAGCACCCATACTTCCTGGCATTTACCCATCAGGATGATGTCCATAAAAAGTGCGAGGTCGCGCTCTTTCTCATTGTTATCATCCATAAACTGTGGAAACATTAGATGAGGAGCCAGTGGAATGTTTCCTTTCTCTAATGCAAAGCGGCAGAAATCCTGTGCCATTTTAATATTGCCTTCGGTGTCCCCACTAAAAGGAGAACAAATATACACGAGGGGTTTAAAGGCAGCTTTGGATACTGCCTTTTCCTCACGAGTGATATTGTTTAGTGCTTCATAACACGTTAAATCAAGATAACCTTCGGAGTTTCTCATATCGATTCCCATATCACACCTCCAACTCAATCTGCGGATAGATACCGTCCACTTTCAGCTGCTCATAGATGAAGAGTCTGCCTTTTTGCGTCCATTTGGTATGAACTTTCGTGTGTTGGATACCTTTACTATCCGCATAAATATGTGTGTTGGTTTTGGTATATCCGTTGGGAGCATGCTTTTGATACAACAGCCAAATGTCACCCTGCTTGAACTGGATTCCGTTCTCATGAAGATATTCATTCATACGGATCCCGCTCCAACCGTAGTCTTTGGCAATAACGGAGATGTTAACGGCATCCTTGCAATTAAGAACCACATCGTAATAATTTGCTTTGGGTTTCATCTCAGCAATTTGCTGTTGTCCCACTGCAACTGCTGCCATAAGTCTCTTATTCTTCTCACGTTCTTCCTTAAGTGCAGTAAAAGCAGCAATGGCAAGGTCAGGATTGGCTATGAGTTCATCGGTTGCGTACATACCATGCTTTCGAATGTCTGGTAGCACTTCGCTGGTAACCCATCGCTTAAACTTCTTAGCTTTTGGCATTTTGCTTGAGAGGATAAGACTATAAAGACCTGATTCGTTGAAAGCAGTCATTGTTTGATTTCTACCGATGGCGTCACGAATCGTTACGTCACTCTTGTCTTCTTCGTCTACATGGTCAATTAGGGCTTTTCGAGTGTTGGTGTAACTGAGAATATCTGCTACATCCTTTCCAACAAAGTATGGCTGACCATCAATTGTTGTGGTGCGTACAGACCCAAATTCTGCATTGTTGTAAACTTGTAATTCCATAAGAATTACCTCCTTGAATTTTTTTTGGAGGTATTGACCTCCTAAGTGGTAGCCTCGGGAGGAGGTCAAATCTGACGATTCTGATATTCTTCTTGTAATTTTTTTGTAGCTCTTTTCAATTTTTGTGTAATATTATTTTCTTCAGCACCGATGGAGTTGGCATATTCACGGATTGACATGCCATCGATTCGAACTGCAATGAAGGCATCTGCCCATTCTGGTTTTTTGGAAAGTGCGCTTCGTATCCATTGGCAAACATCTTGGTGTATATTCTGGCTATCACAACTAATTTCATCTTTTCTAAACACTCTGTCGTCAGCCACTTCTTTCATAAGAGGTTCTGAAGTATCAATTCCCTCTCCTTCTTCATTAGGCTTTGCTTTGGAATAGCCCCAGTGCCTGTCAAACTTGTGCCAATTGTTGTACTCTTGTCTGTTGAATTTCTCATTAAATGCATTTTGGATTAACTGTTCTTTATGTGATTTAGGAAATACATCACCTTCTATAGACAAACTAATCCACATTTCCTCAACTTCCTTTTCACTGAGTTCAATTGTTTGAAATTTGTTTTCATACCTTACTGATAATCTCATTAGATTCTCCTATACCGTCTTGCAAGACGGCGGAGTACTAATGAGTCTTTGTAAAATAATGACCAACAGAGTTATTTCCTAAAAATATGTATAGGAAATAAAACGGAGGATCATAAATTTTTCCAATAGCCTATAATTGGCAATCTTCGAATCATTTATGTATCCGCCATCTTCTGCTGGCCAGCTTTAGACGCATTTATATTTTTGTAAAGTTTTGTCCCTTACATTTATAAATATAATAGGTTTTCAAATTTCACGCCCAACTCGATGAGTTTGATACAAAATGGCTATTTACAAGGCTTTTTAACATTTATGCATAAAAAAAGAACCCCTTTCGGGGTCCAAAACCAACTCAATGAGTTACCTGATTTTTATTCTGTAATTTCACTACCTAATTCAGATATTCCAAACTTCTCTAAGACACCATTAAAATCTTTAATTGAGAGCCCTGGCATAATATCCAATATCCGAATATAAATTTTATCTGGTTCGTCATAATAATTTAATTTATTCTTTGATTTATCAAATAATTTTTGCGTTACTCTAGAGCACAATCGCATTCCTACACAAATTGCCATAAGAACGTTAGTGGTCATGTTGTTATAATTATTTTTCTTAATTTTCCCATGGTAGTTTTTATGAAGTCCAGTCT